ACCCTTCAGCGTTTCGGCAGCCTTTTCTTTCGGCTCTGCCTCTCCTTTGATAATCTCTGTTACCTGCACTGTGTAAATTCTTGTTGTTTCTGCCATTGATTTAATCCTCACTTTCTTTTATTTACCATACAATTTCATACACATCTGTCCCTGCAAATAGGGTAATTAAATACTTTTCTTCTTTTGGTACATAAGCGAAATTTCCACATTCATCTGCAAGTATCAGCTGTCCATCCTCTCCGATATAGAACCCTTCCATATCGCACTCGATAAGTTGCTTCGCCCATTCCTCCTCTGTGATTTCTTCCATTCTCACCGGAAGTCCTGTTTCTTTGTACTTGACGGTAAACTCTATTGATGGAACTATGTTTTTTCTCATGGTAGCTTTCACACTCCTTCCGGCTTTTCACATCTCTCGAATTCGATTACCCATACATAAGGATTGGCATCCCACCCAAACTGTTCAAGCTCCGTTTTCTTGATAGTAGAGTTCCAAAGCTGTATAAAATCATCTATTTGCTTTTGATAGTTTTCCATTACGGCCTGCAACTGTATCCCCTCTCTGGCTATGTTTGTTACATGGTCTTGCGGTGTTCCTCTTCCACAAATATCCTGTAACCGCTCCACACGCACGTCCTTGACCTTCAAGAAGATACGAGCAGCTTCCTTGGGCATATGCAGTGATGGTTTCCATTTGTAGGCCACTTCTCTGCCCATGATATCAAAAACTTGCATATTTCCGTCTGCCTTGTAATGGTAATTACTCACTACATTCTTACCAAATATCAGTTTGTCATTGGTCCACGTTTCTCGGACATACATAATATCTCCAGTCTGATAAGGCGGCGTACAGAGCTTATTTATTATTTGAATATCAGTCACCTCTGGATGCTGTTCGTGAAAAGGACTGCTCAACAGTTTCTCAATGTCATTTTTCCTAACAATGCGCCGAGTCACTGTCTTTCTCCCATCCAAGATAGCCTTGACCATTTCCGTATTAAAAAGTATTGGTAGTACTCTCATTTCTCGCCCTCCTAATCAATCCGAAATACGATTCCTCTGCAGTAAACCTCTCCATCTTCCAAGATATCAAATGTTTCGTGCGGTACCGAAGTTTCATAAGTCCAAGAGATAATGTTTCCATTCTCATCCCGTTCTTCACACCATTTCGCAGTGATACTCATAACGTTTTGCTGACCATTGTTTCCGGCCACAACGCCGCCACCGATTACTTGTCCTGCGTTCTGGTACGGACATTGGATATGTACCGTACCACCATCCCAAACACCGGCTTCGTCACAAATCGCACCCTCTAATTCCATGAGGTCGTCCGATGCACCATACACTATAACGATTCCATTCTCCTTTGCTTCCTCGATTTCCTCTTTGGTAAACTGTGGGTGTTGATATTCTCTCCCATTCAACTTTTCCGCAAATTCTTTTAGCTGCATAATGTCCTCCTTGTTATTCGTATGTAGGTTCCGGCTTTGTATCGGAATATACATAATCATCATCCTCTGCCACATCAACAATCAATCTAACATCCGCTCTCTGAAGCTTTACCAACAAAAGGTCGAATTTATCCAAATGTTTCAAAGATGATATTGCTGGATTGCATTCGGTACGAATTTCCCAACCAGTCTTTTTGTCGTTCTCCCATCGTGAAAGTCTGATGGTTCTGTTCAATTCTCTTTCTTGCTCATCATCGTCTACAGAAAAATCCAATGTTGCGTATTTAAACGAGCTCCAAGACCTCTTGTCCTCTTCCTCAAACGCAACTGCAACTTCCATTTCTTCATATTCCGGCGCATCAGAATCGTATGTTACCTTACGGCCGGATGTTTCCATGTTTTTGCTTACAAACGCCTTATATTCATTGAAAAGTTCTGAAACCTTTACTTCTCGCGACTGCGGCTCTGTCATCATAAACTGAAAACCTTCCAGAAGACGCTTATTATCCACCAGCGATGTCTGATTTACAATATCAGTAAGTACCTGGTCTAATTTGACCACATACTCAGACATATCATAATCTTCAATGAATGGTACCAAAATCGCTGTCACTCTTGCCTTTATCGCTTTTTCCAAGTCACCCCATCTGAAAGCGTCTGTGATAGCACTCTCAAATCCTTTTACTACCTTCTCTCGGATTATCTTATCTACTGTCCCATCTCCGAGAACCTCTTCTGTTATTCTTTTAATATCTTCATCGAAATTTGCCATTTTATATTCCTCCGTTTTTTAATTGTGGGTAGCGTTGAAATTCTCAATCGCCCATTTGTTTCCTGTTGCATATACCTGCCTGCGTGTTCTCTCATAGGGTGTCTGGCTTGTCTTCAATATTGCTTCTCTCACGGAGCTTCCCTCGGTCAGCCCTGCCGCATCCAGAGCTTCCTTGGTTTCGCACTCATCACACACCATAGTTTCATTATCTACCCTTGATAAAGCCAGTAGCCTATCGACTACCTTCCCACATTTAGGACATATCATATCTTTTCCTCCGTTTCTCCAATTACCACACCAATGGTCTTTCACAAAAGCCCCCATACAGTAGGCTCTATGTATACATGATTCGCACATTTCCTCGGCATTCATGCTTCTCCTTTCTCAGCGGAGGAAGCATCCCCCGCCGGTGTCATGTGTTTACAAGTTACGGTGTGATATAATCAATTTCCTTCCAAAAGGCCATTTAGATCATTCTGCCTCAAATCCATATACTTCTGATTTGCGGCATTCATTACCGCCAAGAGGTCCTGTGTTCGGATGCTGACAACGATATCCTTATCCGGAATATCAATATGGGTTGTTCCTGTTGTCACGCTCGTAAGTACCGTGCAATCGAAAATATCCACATTAAAGGATTTCTTCTCCTTCCGTTTGCTCTTGGTTACGGTACACTTGGCAGCCACTTTCATTCCGTCTTCTCCAAACTTCATACAAACCTCCTACTGCTTTATATTTACCGGAAGTACCAAAGCTGTCATATCACTATCTTCCGCTTTGATAATCGCCGGCATTTTCCCGCTTGAAAATGAAATCGAAACATTATCACAATCAAATGATTTCAGACATTCTATCAGTAATCTCGGATTAAAGCCTATCTTCAAACCTTCCCCAGCGTTAAGCTGTGTCGCAATTTCCTCTTCATAATCGGCCAGCTGATTTTTATACTGGATTCGGATGAGGCTCCCAACAACATCCAAGATAACCGGTGCCTTATCTTCGGCCGAACCACAAAGCTGCGCTCTGTTGAGCGATTCAAGGAACATTCTTTTCTCAACCACTGTGAAGATACTTCCTTCCGAGAACATCTGCCTGTACTTGAAGTAATCTCCCTGTATCAGACGAGTATAAATTTCAAAATCTTCTGTAGCGAACACGGCTCCGTTAGCATCGTAAGATATTCTGATTTCTCCCTGCAGGTCAAGTTGTGTAACCTTTTCAAGTGCCAGCTTCGGAATAATCAAATCAAATTCCCCGGAATGCTCAATGCAATCCCACGCAATTCTGTGACCATCAAGCCCTACAAAATCCAACTTCCCATTGTGGCAAGAAAGGAACATACCTGTCATAATCTGGTTGGCGCTTGTATTTGGTATTGCATAAAGCACATGGGAAATTGCTCGTTTCATTTTATCTGCAGATACAGCTGCTTCCTCGCTGGCCTCAATTCCAGTTCTGGTATAAACAAAGTTCTCCACCGGGAGCGTTTTGAATTTGTTTTTGATTTTTCCCATCTGAATGGTAACCTCGTTCTTCGAGCAGGTCACACTTACTTCTCCCGCCGGAAGATTCTTTATGAGGTCAAAAGCTTTAGCAGGAATGATAAATGATTCGTCCTCTATACCCTCTAATTTCGCCTTGACGGTCAGTTCATTATTCGCGGCGATTAAATAACCGTCGCTAACCAAAATGCCTTGTAGAGCGTCAATGGTGGTTTTCTTCGGCACCACGCTCTGTAACTGTGTAATCTTCTTTGCAAGTTCTGTTTTTTCAATCTTCATCTCTCAGTTCAACTCCTTCCAAAATCAATATGGTGCAACATCTTTCCTTCAGCTGATAAGGTTCCAAATCAGCTTCTGTCATGTACTTTCTGCCAAACAGCTCTTTCATCTGTTTCCAAACCTTCCAAGGAACACGATAGAATTTTCTCAGCCCCATCGATACCATAACGAAACAATGTGCTCCAAATTTTTCGTATATATCCAAACTTTCTCTCTGCTTATCCGTAACAACTTCCTGCTTTATCCTATCCGTATCCGTATGCTTTGCCTCGAACATTATCCCGGTACCGTCACAAAGAATCCCTTTGTAATCCGGTTGACCTTTCTTTTCGTAATATCCGATAACCTTTCCGTCCTGCATAGCACTGGTGATATGGAATGGTTCCGGCGTCTTTTCGATATGTGCTACATTCAAATCAAGGTAATATCGGCAAGCGGTTTCAATCCACCTTTCAAAGGTTTCCCCTGCAGCTTTATTTCTTCTGCCAATATATTGTCTACGTGGATCCGCCATATCAAACCTCCAAATGCTTCTCTAAGATAGCTCTGATATCAGCAAGTTTTGTAACACCGATTCCCTTTACTCTTCCGATTTCCTCGACAATTCCAACGATGTTAACGGGCTTTGCCTGACCTTTTCCCTGGTTGTAACCCTCGCTTCTTGCTTTCTCAACCCTATCCTCTACATAATGGACCAACTGCTCGTCCGTCATTTTGCGCCACTTCACTGCCTTCTCGTGAATCTTATTCTCATCTTCTGTTCTACGGCAGCTTCTCTTTTTTGCCATCTTTCTCTGCTCCTTCCGTTGTTCTCTGCTGACATTACCTATAGCAATGCCAGCAGTGTAATCCGCGTACCCTTCGCTATTCCGGTACCTCATATCTTACATGCGCTCGATGCGACTTATTGATACCTCATATGCTACTCTCGTTTCGGTCTCTCCATTTCCCAAGGTCTTGCGATACTCTCTACTCTGTATGCGACCAAACAGCTTAATAGGTGTGCCGACTTCCAACTCGGAAACAAAACGGGCACTTCTGCTCCATGCAATACAAGGAATGTAATCAGATTTTCCATACGGTCTGTTTACCGCCACGAGCAAATCAGCAATTTCACGACCCAGCGGTGTAATTCTGTGTTCAGTACCTTTGCAGACATATCCTTCGAGCTTAATATTATTTACTGCCTTAAATTCTTCCTCTTCCACAGGATTCATTTCCAATGCAAATACAGACAGCATCAGGCGGTTCTTGTTCTCCTCGTGCTTGTTGTATGAACGGAACTGGCCGGTAATCGCATACATATTTCCAAGCTGAATGCTTTCAATGCTGCACATTCTGTCTGATACCATTACCGGAAGCAGGTCTGTCGCATCACTCAATCTCGGTACCAGCATCTCAAAGATATAAAAGCCTTCTCCGAATACCTCATGGCTGAACACCGGCAACCCTGCTACTTCTCCCATTAACTCAACTACATTGCTCTGATTTCTGCTTTCTTCTACATTTTTATTCATTTGATGTATCCTCCATAATTTCAAAATTTGGTATTTCTATCTTTCTGTCTTCGCAAAACTTTACGAAGCATTTCTCGCACATAAATGCGTACTGTTTCGGATGAACGCCCCTGCCCTTGCGTGCAAGAAGGGTGTACATATCACTCTTCTTTTCATACCCGCCGCAGGTACAACAAACATCATAGAGCTTGTTCATCACTTTCTGACTGACTGTCTTGCGTTTCAGTTCCTTTGGAAATTCACGTCTCATATTCTTTTCGCCCACAATGTCAATCAGGCTATCCTTCATGAACACCGGGACACCAGCTGTATCAGCTACAAGAACAATGCGACGGATCCACTCCTTTGCCGGAACAATCTTACCTTTTCGATTTCCTGTTTCAGCTCCGATGATTATCCAGTCAACCTCACGAGCCAAAGTATCGCACATCTCCGGTTCAAGACTCTCCAGGAGCGGCTCAATGCTCAAAAAGGTTTTGCATCCCGCCGGCAGATAATCGATACGGTACATTTCTTCCAACCTTGTAATGCTGGTACCGAACCACATATTATCCATTCCTGTCGGAAGCTTGTACTGGCTATATCGCTTCGGATTCTTTGTGAGGAACATGTAATTGTGTTCCGGATGGTCTACACAGGCTTCGATAACCTCATCTATCCACGAATCAGGTACCCAATCGCCAAATACATCCGCCATGGCTCCCACGAAAATATTGTGGCCATTCTTCAACTTGTCGAGATAATCAAATCTGTACTTGTGGAATGTTGGCTCAAATCCGAAGGGATATGTCATTGCTCTGCCGTTCTCGTTCATCATAATTTTGTCTAAGATGTACAATGTCGTTTCTCCGTCCGATGCCAACTGTGACGTATAATCACCCTTGGCCATTTTGTTGAGCCTTATATCCCCACTGAAACGCTCTGACAATTTCTTTGCGTAACAGTAATGACAGTTATGTAAGCACCCTGTAATCGGGTTCCAAGTGTGGTCGCACCACTCAATTTTGGACCGGTTCATAATTTCTCGCCTCCTCTAACCTTGGCAGCTTATCGAGTAGGTTGCAGGCTTCGATAATTGCCTCGTACTCTGTTGAATGCAAATCGTCGTGATCATCTTTTATACCGATAAGTCTTTCTACAATTTCTCCAATAATCATGTTGTTGTATCCTCCCAATATTCTACGAAATACTGTTGCTGAGCATTTGACTTGTCCTTCTGCCCGTCCACTGCGCATCTACCAATTCTGACTGCGTAACCGGCTTTTACAAGCATACTGGCCAAAGCCAATCTGTCTTCCTCGTTCCACTGGACCGAGCCTTTACGCAAGCTGTATATTCTGTTTCTTCCTGCCATTCTTCTTTTCCTCCTTTGCATTTTTTATAGAATCCAGCATTTTCTTCTCAAATACCTTTGTGAACGCTTCTACTTCCGGTGTCATTCCACAATTACGAGCTCCGCGGCACTGAACAATGCGATTATCTTTCCATTCCATCGTGTAGTACGGTTTGTCCGGTTCTTCAGTTTTGCGAATGAAGAATATGTTGGTTTCTCCTTTTGCTACTCTTTCCACGTACCCACCTACGCAATGATGAAGCTTTGCTCCTTCGTTCCTGATTTCATCACCCGACTTGGGAACTATCAGAAGTAATCCCTTTCCTTTTATCGAGAATGCATCCGTTCCCTCGTTGCTGGTAAAGATTTCTTCCATGGCTTTCTTGGTTTCGGCCATTCTCCGTTTTGCCTCACGCTCTCTCCTTGCCTTTTCCGCAGCCGCTTTCTTATCTTGCAATGCTTGATACTCTGCAGCTGTCCTATCGTGAACAGCCTTGAAATTCTTAGGCATATAGATAAACATATTATTGAGGTCATATTTCAGCTCTTTGCACCAGTTCAAATACTCCAACCAGTCTTTGGCCATATTCCTCTGTCGCTCAATTCTTGGATCCTCTCTTTCGTGATATCTGTGGTAAGCATACATCCAGCATCCGCAACGTTCTCCCATTGGATACTTTTCACTTTCCTTTGCAATGTATCTGACCAGCTTATGAAGAGATACTTTTCTGTTTGCGTGTTTCAGCAACTCTGTATTGCATTCAAACGTTAGGTAATACTCTCGCAACTGTTCCGGCTTGAACTGAAGCCCTATCGTCTGTGCTACCTGGAGCAATCGCAGTTCTGCGTTTGTTCCATCAATCTCTTGCATAATCCTCGTATTCACTTTAGTTAGACCGAGAATTTCATAGATGGTATTTCCTTGGTAATTTATCTTTCCGAGCGCGCTGTAACTCCGATGCCCCTCATTGATAACAAATTTGGCCAAATTATTCAGTCCCATTTTGCAAAGCCACTCAAGCTTCGGAAATTCCGTATACCTTCCAATTCCACGCTCATAATTCAGAGCGATTGTAGGTATGTTGGTGGATAATATTTCAAGAGCACTGTACTTCATAGGGGTGTGTTCCCATGCCGCCGGAAGATTTCCGGGATACAATATGCTTACTCCACACGACCATTTCTCTTTATAAGGACACCATCGGGGCAGTCCTCTTTGCTTATAAACATTCCACTCGTAATCTACGCTGGTTGGCTTCCCTTTTGGAAATGTGTATATCGCTCTGCTTAGTTCGTGGCTCCACTCTTCCAATCTGGTTTTTTCGGCCGCTCCTTTGATGTAATTATCACTTCTCAATATTCTACAAGTAGAGAAATATCTCAATGCGAATCCATCCGGTGTCGGGTCCACATACACAAACCATCTTTCGTCCTTGGTCTGTGCCGCCAGTTTCCCTTTTGCCTTAAAAGTAACTCTGCTTCCACAGAAAGGGCATTTTCCTTTTTCGTTATTTCTAAGCCTTATTTCCGCTCTGCTGACCATTCCAATCATTCCGCAGTGGGTACACTCGCACTCTGCTTGACCAGCCTTTGTTTCTTTGTAGAGTACATATCGTGAAAAGCTCATTCCCGTTTCCCACATCCAATCAAAAAATGCCTTGGGTGGTTCTTTGAAAGGTTCCATAGCAGCATCGATTTTCTTCAGCTCCTTGTCGTGCTTCTCTTTCAACTTCCTCTCCATAACAGCATTCTGGAAGTTTCTTATCGATTCCCACGGATATGGATATGGATGGTACCAATAATACCGGTCGTGCTTCTCGGTCTCATATCGCTTGAAAAAATCGCCGATTATTTTCTGCTCCTCATTCGTGCGAATAAAAACCTTCTCCTCACTATCTGATTGTTTGGTCTTGGAGTTCCAATGTGATTCAATCAGACTAAAACCATCCATGTTGTAAAAAGAAGCTGTGAGCCATTTTACCTTTGACTGCTTTAAATCCTGTGTGATATAATCATCCTCTGACAGGAATGTCCTAAATACTGCGTCTGTTTTTCCTTTTTTGAGCTTCGACACCTCATAGAAATTCAGAAGCAGTATTTTATTTTCTTCAATTAGCCTTGCAGTTACGATATGTCTTATGCTTCCGAGCCGATTGGCTATATCCAGCATATCTGCAGTGGCTTCATCTCTTGGTATTGCAGATAACCTTCTCTTGTCCATAAACAGCCTCCTACAATCCCATCATAGAAAACAGATCCATCTGGCCTTCCATGTCTTTACTGTTTTTCTTAGGTTTTTCAGCAGGAGCCGGCTTGGATTCGGTTTCTTTCTTATCACTTGCCTTAGGAGCGGATGCAGCTTCATTACCCTTAGCCGCTTTTCTCTTTTCCATTCCTTCGATGCGTTTCTTCTGGTCCTCTTTCTGCTTTTTCTCACGTTCAGCCTTTTCTTTGGCCTTCTTTTCTTCCTCGGCTTTATCGTCCCGGTGGTAATAATCTTCTGCCCACTCATAGACAACATCATCACGCACGGCGCAGCTACTTCCTTTGGCGGTTTTGCGTGCCGATTCATAAATAAAACTGAAGCACTTATCCCAAGTCTTATGTTTCTGACATACATCCTCAGCAAGCCCATTGTCTTCAGCTATCCTCTTGAGCAAATGTCCGATTACAGGTTCTGCAAACGCTTTATCCTTAGCCTTGCTTAATTCTTCCTTTAACTTTTCCTTTGCTCTCTCTCGGAAAGACTTATTGCTTTCTTCAACTGTCGATATAGCCTCCGGCTCTTCGTCGGTATGTCCCGGAACAGCTTCTATTTCCGCTTGTTTTGCATCCAACGTCGCTGCTTCTGTTGCTTTTTCAACATCTGTAATTTCCACTTCAACTCCCGGTACCACTTCCACGGTTGCTGTGTTATTAGTGTTTTCTGCCATCGCATGTATCCTCCTTAAAATCAAAATGTATGTATTGGCGGTCCTTAAACTCCGTGTAGACCAGCTCAATATTTATAGGTTCGTAAAAATGCTCGTATCTATCGCACGTTATATAATGGCCGAGCAAACCATTCTCATCGTACTTAATGCCGATGAGCCGCGACTTCTTTCTCTTTTGAAGCTGCTCTTTGAATAACGCATCAGGAATTTCCAAGATAAACCTTTCAAAATTCCATTTTCCGACACTGTAACTCTCCAAAACGGTTGAGCCATCTTTGGTACGTGCCACATACCCTCTGAAAACCTCTGGTTCGCTACAAAAGCTTCCATCCATACCGCATTCAGCTTCAATCATCTGCAGCATTCTTCCAGTCTTTCCGAATACTCTTGTGTTGTTGGTCCACTCCAAAAATCTTGTTTCCGGATAAAATTCTCCCAACTTACAGGGCATATACCATCTCATCTGTTCCCTCCTTCTCAAAATCAAAGAAGAAAAAGTGCTCTCCCTCTCTGACCTTTGGTGCTTCTATTACCGCCGGTTCGTCATTCATAATTCTTCCGAGCCCTAAAGCAGCCCTTATCCTTCGTGCCATCCAAATATCCCTAAAATAGAATGGTGTGTACCAAAACTCTTGGTCTTCCTTTTCGATTGGGGCTATAACAGAACCGATTACCGGATTGGTTATGGTATTTGCTATCGCCACATATCCAGGGCAACCCAAAAGGGATAACTGTATGTAGCACATCTGACCAACTACTCTATCAATATCCTGCCCTACGAAGAGAACATCTCGCTGGTAATTGATTTTGTGTCTTTTGAATGTATTAGCAGCTGCTATAAGTGTCGCTCCCGCTCCGCATGCCGGGTCGTTTACCGAGAGATAACTTTTCCGCTCGATTTCCGTTTCGATTCCCGGTCCGATATTTATCTCTGCCATGCACCGGCAAACGCAGTAAGGTGTAAAGAACTGACCTTTCCAATGGTTTCCGAGTTCCAGCTGCATATACATCTGACCAAGGAAGTCCTGTTCTGGCTCATTCTCCAAAGCCATAACGATAATTCCCATAAGTTTCGCAGGTAACTCTACCGATCCGAGCCTCTTTATGCACTGCTCATATTCTTTTTCTCTTGCTTCGTATCTTCCCGGTGTTTTATCCACGGCATTGCTGAGAGTACAAGCGATTGCTGAAATAACATCAGCCCACACTTGCCAAGAGCTCCGGCTGTAACACAGCTGCTTAAAAACTTCCATGAACTCTTTTTCTGTTCCTTGCAGAACCTCACTCTGCTTTGCCACCTAAAATCCTCCTTCTTGCTTCCTCGAACATCCGACTTCTCTGAGCCATCTGCTCTTCGGTTAATGTTTCTCTTATGTCAGCCGGCCTCGTCTGTTCCTCTATCTGTGGCACAGTCTTTGATTCGATAGCCGGTATGAAGTGTTCCTGTATCTGCAGCTTCTGTTGAGCCACAAACTCTGGTAATTGCATGTTGTTTTGTATAGCCTTAGCCTTTGCTTCGTAAGCTTCTCGGAAATTGGCTCTATCAGCTGTTGGATTTTCACTCTGGCACAATCTCGACCACCCAAGATTTTTTACCACTGACAATGTCAACTCATCCATGGTCGCAAATGCTTCCTGCGGATTGTAGAATCCATAAGACCTCATTGCACTCTGAACAACTCCCCAAGCCTCATCAAACGGAAGCACGGGCCTCTGTGTCCTTTCCGCACACAGCTTTCTAATCTCTGCTATGTTTGGTGGGAATACATTCGTGCATATATGCTCTGCAATAGCATTTTCAGCCACTTTGTAATTGACGTCCTGTAACATCCGGTACCAGAAATCCATTGATGCGGTATCTTCCAAAATCTTCGAAGCCGGATACGCTGATTTAATGGCTATGGCCAGTGTAGCGAATTCGTTCTTAGTCATTGGCCCACATCCTTGCTCCAGCTGCAAATTGCTCTACTTTCGAGCCGCTGTTCTGATTTGTCGTGCCATTGTACCCCGGCGTTCCACCTTTGTTCTGCTCTTTTGACAACCAAGAATTGATAAATCTCTTAATCCCGCTCGCAGTCTTACGCTTCTTGGGATTTGCGTCACACCAACCCTTCATGTTCCTAAGCTCCTGCATAACATTAACTGCAGGATATAGTTCCATCCAAGCATTGATATCGCTTTGTGTTATGGGGTATTCTTCCCCGGTGTTAAGGAGCAATGATATTACCGGTGGTTCGGTTTGAACAATCGGTTTTGGTGGTGCCGGTGGCTGTTTTGGCGGCTCCGAAGCTTTTTGCTCGGAGCAAATATCCGAATAGGATTCCGATTTGGATTTGGATTCGGATTGGATTGGATTACGGGAACAATCGCATTCACTTGAATACATTTGTATGCAGGTTTCATCAAATGGCGGGTACTTGCTCTTTTTAGCTCTGATATTCTGATGTTGCTCCCAAGTTGCCAATTGCAGGTACGGTCTTCCTTGCGCCTCATACGCTCGAACCAAGCCTACCGCCGATAACTTATAAAGAGCCTTTTCAACATCTTTCTCTGTGATATCCTTTAGAGGAAAACAGCTATTCTTTACGAATTTTAGTCGCCCGTCATATCTTCCGTAATCGTCACACTTGACTATAAGTCTGTAAAACAACACCTCTTCGAACCAGGATAAGGAATCAATCTCTTCACTGCTACAAATACTCTCTTTCAATATCCTGTTAGGCATTTGTATCCTCCTTATTCCTTGGAGGGTGCTGCAACACCCTCCACATATTCTTTTTAATAAACAACCTTGCTTCCGCTTTCGGTTTTCACAACATCAAGGCTCTGTGGGAATCTTGCCTTCATTGTAGGATCATGCGTTATGGCCATAATTTTCAAATCAGGATATCTGTTCTGAATGGTTTCCAACGCATCACAGTAAGCCTGTATTCCTTCGCCATCCAAGAAAGGCGGCTCATCGATAAACAGCATTCCCAGCTGAATACCTGCAGATGATGATTTGACCTCTGCCAATGCAAGAATGACAGATAACGAAGCTCTTACTTTTTCTCCACCGGATTTGGAAAGGTACGGTAATACCGATTTTCCATATTCTTCGATGTAGATATCCAATGCTGTGATTTCTTTTCCGTTCTTCTGCATTCTCTCAAGCTGGAATTCAATTCCGGCACGTCCTCCGGTCATCTGACCTAAGATACTGCTTGAAATCTCTGTAAGCTTCGGTACCAAAGTTCTGATAATCTGATGAGGAATGCCAGCTGTTGAGAAAGCACTCTTTAGCAGGTCGTAATCTGATATCTCTGCAGCCACTTCTTTGATGCCCTTGTTGATTTCTGATATTTCAGTCTGCAGTCTGCTTATTTCCTCAAGCTTCTGCTTCAAAGAGCCGATAGCCTGTTGTTTCTGTGCAACCCACGAAGAAATCCTTTCCATTTGGCTTGTAATATTCGATATCTCATATTCAAGCTTCGAGATGTCAGAAGTAACATCCGACATAGTGAAAAGCTCCGCTTCTGCCTCAGATAATTCCTTTTCGATTTCCGTCAGACGAAGAATCTCATCTGTCTTCTGGTTCTCTGCATTTTTCTTTCTTTCGTGAATAACCGGATAGGTTGTAGCCTTTTCCACATAAATAGCAAGCTGGGAAATTTCTGCCGATACTTCCGCATGTTTTTCAGCGGCTTCCTTGTAAGTATTCAGCAATAATTCCACTCTCTCGGCTTCGGATTTGCCCTGTAGCAGTCTCTTTTCTGCTTCGACTATATTTGACTGCAAATGCTCTATTGATGCTCTAATCAAGGCAATTTGGCTTTCTCTCTGATTGAGTTCGGCCAGCTTAAAGTAGTAAGGTTTCAACTCTGATATTTTGGCCGAAATGGTAAATACTTCGTCTTTGTCGTATTCCATTTCTGCGAACTGTTTTTCCAACCTCTCAACCTCTGCATTTGCAGGAGCAATTTTCTCTGCGTGAACCTTATCCCTTTCAGCATAGAATTCCGGATATTTTTCCAACTGCTTCTTTGCTGATATAGCGTCCGCAAGGAAACCGCATCGAGCATTCTCAATATCAACACATTCGACATTGGCCAGAAGCTCCGCTTTTGCTTTCAATCCAGACTCATTAAGCTGCATACCACGAATGTCCGAATTGTATCCGGCAACAATCTGTTGCTGAACACTTCTTGCCATTGCAAGTTCCTGCTCCACAGTGCGATAAGCTCTTTCCCTCTCATAAGCCGCATCCAGCTCTTTCTTCATGGCTTCATACTCTGCAGCTTTTGTGCGGATTAACTCATCATCTTCCGAGGACTGTAATTTATCCAATTCGGATTGTTTTGCAATCTTTTCAGCTTCCAGTTTGGAAATAGCCGTCTGCTCTGCCGCAATCTGATTTCTCAGCCTTATCAGCTCTTCCGATTTGGTCTGATACACCGTAGCAGCTTCCACAAGGTCTTTATCCATCTCAACCAAAACTCTGTGACGTTCAGCCTTTTCCATTGTTTCAGCTTCGGAGGATAATGCTGTGTCACAACTACTGATTGTGGATGCGAGAGCGCTTATAATTTGCTCTGTAGAAGCCTTTTTCTGCTTCAAGGTATTAACAGACGTCTCAACCTTCTTTCTTCTTTCTGAGGCTTCCGTATGCAAGCGGAGAGCAACGCTCTTTTCCTCTTTCTGTCTTCCAAGTTCAGCCAGTTCCTGATTGTGACTTGCAAGAAGCCCTTCCTCCACTGCAAGTTCATCCTGCGGAGAGCCATAGCCGGCAATCGTGCTTTCGTGAACAGAAATTGTATTCTTCTGTCCTGCGATTTTTCTCTTCAATATGCCAAGCTCATCCTTGGCCATATCTTCCATGACGTTGTAGACTTCCAAGCCGATAAGATTCGATAACACATCAATTCTCACATCTTTGCCGACTTCCAAGAACAATCCGTACTGGTCCTGCATAATTAGTACGCAAGCCTTAAATGTAAGGCTATCCATACCGAGAACCTTAACAATTTCATCCTGCGTATCTTTGTACTTCTCTTTCGAGCGGTCAAGCCACTCGCCTTCAACCAACTCTGACAGATTAAGGGTACCCTTCCCGGATTTTGCTCTCGTTCTAACAACACGGTAGGTTTTCTCTCCAAGTCCAAATGTGAAGCTGATGGATCCGGAACGAGCCTTTTCATCACTTCTAATCCAACCGGTGTTGGAACCCTCTCTCGGTTCTTCGTACAAGCAGTCGAGAATTGCATCCATAAACAAGCTGCTCTTTCCTGCTCCGTTCTGTCCGTTGATGGTGCAGAAGCTAATATCTTCAAAGGAGAAACTCTCCTCTACATAGTTACGATAATTCTTTACAGCAATTTCTTTTGGAACAAAGGTACCGAACACATCCGAGGTGGAATCGCTGGCCAATGCTCTTGCTATAATCGGTCTTGCCAGTTCTATAATCTGGTCGATTTTATCCGGCTCAACCATTTTCTCAGTAAGGTACTGAATCAAATTTGTTTCCGGGTCATCAAACTTCGACAATTCCGTTCTGTTGGCACCCTCCAGCTTATCCATTGCTATATCCGATTTCCAAAATGCTCCTGCCTCATAAAGAGCCTTCTCAATCTGCGAAGTGCTGATTGCTTTCTTCTGATCGGCTGTGCAACTATAGATAATTCTCACGATTTTATCAGCCACACCCTGCTGAGCAAATTCCATAGGAAGCATTTCCGGATTCGAAATTGACCTTTCCACATCTTCCTGCTCCCACGTGATTGTTAAGAACTGGCGATACGGTGTTT